AGCGGCCATCTCTTCTTTCATAGGCTCTTCGGCTGGCTCTTCGGCTGGCATTTCCATTTTGTTCTTGTAGTCGCCGAAGGCGGTTTCAAGAGCGGCGAGACGAGAAACGATGTCGGCGATGCTGACCTCGTCCTCCTTTGGTTCGATTTCGATTGTTGCGTCTTCCATTTGTTTGAAAAATTTGTCAACTTGCTTTGCGGTAAAACTGAAAAGCCCGGTTGCATTTGCGGCTGGAGTTTGCACAAGATCGGCGCTGTAGAGTTCGGTGCAACTTGCGAAGTCCATTCCATCCACTTCGCGGATCGGCCCGCTGAATGCGATGCTGATGCCGAACGTGTCTGGGAGTTTGCTTGAAATCTCCAAGACGTAATCACGCATGGGCGATGTTTGGAGAAGGTTGAGATCGCCGAGAAGCTGCGATCCAACGATGCGGAAATTGTTTACAAAGCCGACGATGTCCCTGATGCCTGCGCCGTGATCGAGGTTGACCTTCACGCCGCCTTTGTATGACTCCGCGCACTCCTTGACTTCCATCAAAGTCTGCTCGTCAACATAAAGCCCGTGGCCTTTCGCTTCGCCGATTGAAATTATTGATACGCCTTCGATGACATCCATGCGAAGGCGCGGATGTCAAATGCTGTCCATCAATTCCATCGCGGCTTGTGCCATCAAATAAACTTCCAACTCGTTCTCCTCTTCGCACCCGACAACGTCGAACGTGGACGAGATCGAGATGCCTGCGCGACCCGTGCCGGTATGGTTGCGGTTGCCTTTTGCTGTCGTGCTTGCGCTGATCGAAAGAGAAGCGTCAGACGTGCGAGAATTGAACGCGCTGCCTGTTACATTTATCCTCGTGCCTGCGCTTATATCGACGCTTCCGACCGAATATCGCAGTCTGTTGCCGAGAGCGTAGAGCGTCACCTTTCGCTCGTCTCGCCGTCCGCCACCGCCAGGAAGATCGGTCGGCGCAATAGGCGGCGCGACTGGGATAAATAGCAAGCCCTGCACGCCGATTGAAAGCGGCGTCGGGCTTGGCAATAAGCCCTGCGTTGCAATGAGCAGGGAAGCTAGCATACGCTTAGACTCGCGTGACTATTGTGCTTGTTGTGCCGTCGCCGGTGATCGCTTGTGTGATCGCCCCCGCCGAGCGGAGCGTTGGCGTGACCGTGAGCGCGTTTGCTATGTCGAGTCCGTGGATCGCGTGGACTTCGGTGATCTCGGTTAGTTCCGGCGTGAGTTCTGTTCTGACGTTTGCGGCGGTCAATGTTGAACGACTCGAAATTGTCGCATCAATGTTGGTCTTAAGAAGCGTGCCGATTGTGCTGCTTGCGGTGATTGCTGAGAGTAAATGATCCCATACGCTCGCAGGCGTGAGCGCGGCGGTGCCGGTGGTATTATCGACTGGGACGCCAAAACCAACACTAGAGGCCGCTGGAATATATGCGACGCCCGTCAATGCTCCGCTTGCATAGACGGTTCCAAATCGAACGTCTGTTATTGCGGCTTGTCCAAGTGAGTTGTCGGCGGTGAACATATCGACGTAGGTCGTCGATCCGTTCAAAGCGTAGCGAGTCTTCGCGAGTGTCGGTGTGGATAGTAAAATGAATTTTGGCGTATTGATCGGAACGAAACCATTCGATGCATAAATGAACGATCCGCTTGCTCGCACCACAGAGCTTGCATTGGTTGAAATAACAGCATTGGCAACAGTTGATGCAGTATATGTGCCGCCCGATATTGTCAGCGTTGCCGTGCTGGAATTAGTCACGCCTGCTCCGGTTGAGGCCGTGATATTGCCGGTGATTGTGACTGGGCCGGTGCTTACGTTGGTCATGCCGTGCGCCGAAGCATTGGTTCCACCTGTCACATTGCCTGTTATTTGAACAATTCCGTTAAGACCTCCACCAACTCCTCTCGCGTCTGCTGCGCTTCCGCCGGTGACATTGCCTACCACGATGAGGCTTCCGTTGCCGTTGTTATTTGCCCCAATAGCAAGAGACGCGCTTCCCGCTAGCACATTTCCTGTAATGGTAATAGTTCCGGTGCCGTTGTTATTTGCCCCAATAGCAAGAGACGCGCTACCGCCAGTCACACTTCCCGTAATAGTTAATGCCCCTGATGAAGTATTATTTACTGCACCGTAAACGGTCGTGCTTGCAACACTTCCGCCAGTAATATTTCCAACTATCGTTGCAGTCGCTGGAGAGGCTGCTGTAAATTGCAGGCAATTTACATTTACCGTCGCGCTTTTGTGCGTGACATTTGCAGTCAACGTCACCCCCGAATTTAGAATGAAAAGCCCTGTTCCTGCGTTTGAAAGCTCGGTGCAAGTCACATTTGCCGTGATCGTGACGGTATGAGTGGTCGAAGCTCTCGCTTCGTCCGCTGCACCTGGAACAATTCCACCCACCCAAGTTGCGCCTGCGTTAAAGTTGCCGCTCGCCGCTGAAAGAATAAGCGCCATTTTTTACAGCCCCTTCGCGTAAATAAATTCTTGAATGCTTGCAGAAATTTGAGCAACGGCGGTCGCTGTCGGAGCGTCCACTCCATCCACACTTCCGAGTGCCATCGAGCGTGCGTAGTCATTCGCAAGAATGACTTCGCCATTCGCGATCCGCGTAGGAACAAGGCGCATTGCCACATTCGCGTCTTCGCTTGCGTCGGGATTCACAACGGACGTGATCGCAAGATTGATCGTGTAGATGTCGTAGGTTTCTCCGTCGATAATAATTGGGTTGGTCGGTTTCATATTTATGCGAGTAGAATCAATGCGTTGTTTTCGGTTGGCTTGGGAAATTTCAATTCAAACGCGCCATCGAAGACGTGGCGCTCGCCGCCTAGATTGAGAACGCAAAGCGTGGCGTTGCCTTTGCTGGCGTTGTAGACCATCGCGCCCGATACGCTGAATGTTGCATTCTTTAGTTCAACGTCATCGAACGTCATAAAAGCATTTTTGCCGATGCTGCCGGTCTTGAACCCTTTGAGCTTGACGCCTCCGGCCTTGTAGCCTTTGCCTTTGATCTCGCCTTCGGTAACGTAGGCTTTTGTTTGCGGCCCGACCTTTGCGGATGCCGAGTAGAATGCAATACGGTAGTCGTCTCCAGGTTGATGGACGCCTGAGATCAGCGCCCGCTTTGCTTCAAGTGCGATGCCTTGTGTTATCATTTATTTTTTCTCCCATTGTGCAGAGCATACGGCTACGCGTTGGCTCTCGTCTGGATATTCGCTCGACATTGTTCCGCTCACCATGCAACGGCCTATGAAGTCGTCTTGCTCTTCGTTTTTTTCTGGCGTTGGCATAACGAGTTCGTGCTTTGCCTCAAGTGCTGTAATACGTCCGAAAGAATCGCGAACGGCGAGCGTGACCTTCTTGGTTTCTGGTGCGGATGCCTGCATTCCTTTGACTTTGTCAGCGGCCCATACTTGACCAGCGTCTCCGCCCCACAATGCCCATGCGATGCGGCCTGCGGACGGGAAGCCGTCTTCGCCTTGCTGAAAACCCTGTCCCTTTTTATCAACTTCATGCCGTGAAAAGTAGGAGTGCATCCGCTTAACCGTGTCGTCGGAAAGGTTCTTGCCGTTAGAAATGTCGCGAGCGCGTGCAACTCCTACGGCGGTTCCGCCTCGGTTGTATTCTTCGCGCCACTTCAAGCCCTTCAAGGCCTCTTCGACCATGCCTTTGCTTGGCTTGTTCTCGTCTGCGAGTTCGGAAAGTTGCTCTGTAGCTTGAACTTCACTTTGCGGAGCTTGAGATTGAACTAATTCGGCGGCGCTTACTTCATCCATTCCGAATACAACTCGTAGTATCACCGCAACTTGTTCAGCGGACAATCCGCCCGAAGCAAGTTGCGTGAGGATAGTTGAAACTGCGAAGGTTCCGTTTGCGCCGATGCTCTCAATTAACGGAACAGGTTTTTGATCTGAGTCGTTTGTGCTTGTCGGCACAGAATCGGAAATGCGCGAAGGTTGAATGTCGAATTCTTGTCCGAGTTCTTTGATCATGTTTGCTTCCTTCGCCCGTGCGCGAAGTGCTTCTTCGTAGTCTTCGCCCATGTCGGAGTAAATTTGACCGGCTGTCTTGAGTCCTGCCTTCCACAAATTGATGTCGGCATTGGCTTCGCGTCCGTAGTCGATCGAAACTTTGGCAGGCCAGCACCAGCGACCATCGAGTAAAAATTCGGAATCTGGAATGAGTCCGCGTGCGGCGGCGTCGAGAAGGATAATGTTCTTGATGCGGTCTAGGAATTTACCTTCTAGCAGTCCACGCCAGCGGAGAAACGTGCGCTCTGCCATTGCTGCTTCCATGCGAGCCATAGGCCCGCTCTTGTCGGCGTCGAATGCGAAGCCGTAGGGCAGGCCGACAGCCATGCAAATGTGGGCTTGAATTAAGCGGATAAATTCGCCGAACGCGCCCGTCGGACGATCCGACTTGAACATTTCCATCTTCTCGCCCGATCCGAGATAGTTGACCGTGCCTGGGTCGAGCGACTGCAAGCGCGCAACTTGGCCTTGGTCGTTTGAGTTGCCCCGTGCGAAGTAGTCGCCAGCGTCGGCTGCGCCGCTCTCGGTGGTAATGACGCCGCTTTGATAGCTTGCGTATTTGATCGCCTGCACTTCGGCTTTAATCGCTTCCTGCAAGTCGCGCGTTGCATTTAACGCAGTAGCGAAAGCAGAGCGCCCGCGATATTCGTCAAGTCGCGCTGCGTCGAACAAGTGGATAAACTCTTTTGCAACAATATCAACAGGAGAAATATACTGGTTGTTGATAGTGCGCGTGAAAATAGTGTATGAAATGGGTCTTCCATAGTCGTCTACGTTAATGCCGCCAATGTATTTGTCGGTATCTGTTCTGTCATAAGGCGATCCGATGCGGTCGGCTTCGACGCTTTGCAACTTTAGGTCTTCGCCGTCTCTAACAATTATGAATCCACAGTCGCCATCGCGAAGGATGGCCGTTACGGCTAGTTGCAAAAGTGTTGTGAAGTTGTGACGGCCTAAGAAATCACACTCGTTCATCCACTTCTGCCAATACTTTTCAATTTTTGTATCGACTTCATGGTCGCCGGTGCGGGCTTGGTATGCGATGCGCCCCGAAACGTAGGTTGCAAATTTGAGAAGGAGTGAACGAACTGGCGGAAAATTGTCTGCAAGATCGCGAGCGGCTCGAATGAGCGAAAGCCTTTCGCGAGTTCCTGCTGTGTCTTCGCCGCCACTAACGCCGCGACTGATCCCGCGCTTCTCGCTCGTTAATGCGCTATCAAAGCGCCCGAAGTTTCGGAGCTTCGCTTGGTTGACCATGCGATCCAGCGCGGCCTTTGGCGCGACAAGAGAAAGTGCTTTGGTGATGATGTCTTGCATTAGGGTCTTTGCGTTGGGAACGTCGGCGTGAATCTCCTTATACGCGATCCGCTCGCATTGTCAATAGCGGCCTGCAATTCCTTGATCGTCTGTGCCACCTCGGCAAGATTAGCGCGAGTAAACGAGCGCCCTGCGATGCTATACGACGCGCCTGCAACGGCTATTGCCTTCAAGCAAGCCGTGAAATCGCCCTGCAATTCTTGCAGAGTTGCAAGCGGCAGGCCAAAAAATGATTTGTTCATCGCCATTCATTTGATGGCGATGTCAAAAAATGCAGAAGCCAATTCCCTTTCAAGAATTGGCTTCGCGTCCGATTCGCCGAAGCTTTTCGGAGTTGAAAAGAACCCTACGACTAGGCGTCCCTAGGCTTCATCTGTCAGTTCAGAATGTCTGTTGCGCATGGCAAGCCAGCCAGATGGCGTGACGGGAAGTAACTTGTAAGATATGTCAAAAGAAAAGGCGCGGGGATTGAACCCGCGCCGGTTTGGGGTTAGGCGAGGGCGAGAACTTCGCATCTAACAGTTTCTTCTTCGCCGTAGTAGGCATGAATTTCTTCCAGCAATAAGAGCGTATTTAGACGGTCTTCGCGTTCACGAATGCGTGTGGAATTGATGAATTGTTGTGATTTTAAAATGTGGCTATGTGCTGCCTTGCATGCAGCGATTTCTTGGCGGAGCAATTTGATTTCTTCGGCGTCGCTTTTCATTTCTTGGAGTGTGTTGGTGATTTTCATTTTGTTTTTTTCTTTTTAGGTTTCTTCGTCGGGCTTCTTGCCTTTCGATGTTTTAAATATCTACGCTTTTTTTATTTTTGAAAAGAAAAAAATTAAATTATTTTTTGCCCCTTGCCGAGCCGCTTAAAATCTAGCTCATCGGCTCGATCATTTTCCTAACGCCACGAAATTGATCACTCCCCTATCGGCAAAACGCCTGCCAGCATAGCGGACGCGAGCGCGATGCACTCGCAGTCCCAAAGATGGTTCGGGCGTCCGCCGATGCGCACCCATCTTTGTTCGACTTGCTTGGTCTTGGAGTTGGTCACGTCCTTTTTCATCTCGGACAACATCTGCTTGCGATAGTCTTCGGACACGTCACGCGCAACTTCCCACTTCGGCGTGGCGTCAGCCTGGCGAAGTGAAGCCAACTTATCCTTGATGCCTTCGTTGGAGAAAAAGAAGTAAGCGCACTTGAGTCCATCGCTTCCGGCCTGCGCTCCTTCGATCTTAGAAACGAAGCGCCGCGTGCGCCTGCCGCTTTCGATGTGGTAGAAACCATCCTGCCCCGACCCGTGCGAAGCTGTCCACCCACGCCGCGCACATTGTTCGTAAACAAGCGGCGTGTCGTAACCGGCATCCACAATGACGCATCGCGGGACAACGTCGAACTGTTGTTGAATGGCGTCGAGCGTTTCCCAAGTCAGCGGCCTTGACTCGTGCAAGAGCATGGATGACCCATCGACTCTGAAGGCGCGGACGATGCACCAGAAGTGATCGCGCTGTTTGTCCACGCACATAAAGCGCCGATGCTCGCCGTCGATCTTCTGGCCTTCGAGATATTCAGCTTTCGCGTAGTCGCCGGTAGTGATCTCCGGCAGATCGCTCGTTACTTCGTCCTGCCAAGTCTGCGCCTTGCGCTTCTGAATAAATTGTTTGAGCGGCTCCAGGTTGCCGCTGCTCTTGGCTTCGTTGGCCTCGATCCATTCCTTGACGATAGAAAACCACGGTATCCACCAGACGGCGTAGGCCGGATATTCAAACGAGCGATGCCCCCGCACCGGATGCGGGTTGAGTGCACGATACGTTGCAGAATTTGCAAGGTTGCGTCGAGTGCTTGCGTCGTCTTTGTAGCGCGCTTCACAATGCTCGCACTTCATTCTTACCGAGTCCTGCACCTTATCCCACAGAATACCGCCCTTGTCGTCACGTTCGGACGTGTATTCGATCTGATCGAATAGATACCTTTGCCAGTTCCCGCAATGGGAACAAGTCCAGCCCCACACTTCCCGCGTTCCGCTGTCCCATTCAGCGTCTGCCTCATGCCCTGCGTCCCATCCCTGCGACACTAAGAGCGTCTTGCGGTTCCAGCGGTCGTGATGTCGGGCTTTTAGTTCCTTGATCATCCCACTTTTCCATCTCCAAACCTCGTCCCCGATGCAATAGCGCATGGATTTTTCTTGCAAGTTGGTCATGTTCGCCCCGCCTGCGAATAGAACCATGTGCGGAAATAGAATCGTGGTCTTGCGTAAGGCGTGCCGGTCTTCTGGGAATAGGTCTTTGACTGGTTTGCATTCGTTGAAGATGGGCAACAGACGCGACTCTGTCCAGTCCTTCACCATGTCGTCAGTCTGACCGACGAACAAAGTCGGCCCCGGCTTTTGAGCAACGATGAAACAAGCGAGCGTTTCCATCATCGTAGTTTTCCCGCCCCCAGTCGGAGCGCGAAGAAAGACCTGTGTCGTTTCGTCATCGCTTGCGGCCAACAGCGGCGCGTTGAGCCAAGGCGCCACCGAAGGGTCGAAGCGCGAAGCGCGGTCGGAGTTCGGAAAACTGACGTGGTCGCTTGCCCAGTCCAGTATCGTGCCATCAAATGCAAGCTTGATGCCGTCGCGAATGCCTTGGGCTAGTGGGTTCATACTCCGCACATTCCTTCACACTCGTTGCCGAATGATTGTTCATCCAGCCATAGGGCAAGTTGCCCGCGCTCGATGTCGGTGGACAGATCGACTTGATCAAGTGGAACACAACTAGGGTGAAGAAACGGGACGCCCCGCATTCTCTCTGTCTTTGCCTTTACCGCTTGCAGATCTTTTTCAAAACGAATAGCGCGTTGAAATTCTTCTGGCTCTTCATCGCGAAGTCGTCGCCACTCGTTGTCAGAATGGAATGGACAGTAAACGCAGGCCGAGCGTGGCGGTTTGGGATAGCCATGCGACTCCATCCACTTGAGGCAGTCGCGGCGACCCATGCGAAGCTCAACAAGCGGCCAACGGTGTTGAGACCATGCCACGCGGCTTGGCTTGATACGCTGAATCTCATCCCACGAAATCCCGATCCATTGCGTTACGGTCACGTTTTTTTGGCCGCGCTTTACTTTCCCATGCAAGCGTGCTGCACGCTCAAGCTGCTCAACCTTGTAGGAGTATGTGCATTGCCTACCCATAATACCTTTTGACCCATCTTTGTTTTGAATAAATGCAGGTATAAGGCTTTTGATCCAACGTCCGGTTCCGTCCTTGCGGTCTTTTATGATTAAAGATTCAGATGTCATGTCGCCTCTAGTGACGCGAATCACGGGGAATGGCAACTGGGGTTCCAACCAATCCAGCCATTTGTAGACGCTAGCCGGTTCGGCCTGCGTGTCGGCAAAGATTGCGGCATCCGGCATTGGGGTGATCTCGCCATGCTTTGCCATGAGCGCAATGGTGCTGCTTTGCACTCCTGCGCCGAGAGACAGGAAATTGTATGGCGTCTCTGGTGGTGTATTTAGCGGTGACATTTTTTATCGCATTCCGAAAATTTGCTTGAGCGCGTCAAGGTTCCCAGACGGCGGTTGTTTAGATGTCGGCTCCTCTTCTCCGTCATACATGGCAATTTCCCACGTTGTTTCAAACATTTTCCGAAGACCAGCGGCGGACAGCGTCACGTTTCCTTCACCGTCGAATGAAGGATTGCGTTTTGAGTAAATTTTCCAGAGTTCTTTTTTTGTCATAGCTCAAGCCTCGCTTTAACTTAGTCGTAATTCCGGCATAGCTTGAACATCTTCTCGATGGCGTCTCGGACGTGCGGCCATTCTTCCGCGTCGAAGCGTAGCTTACCGCCTTCCTGGCTAACCTCCAGAAACTCCCCAGCGGCCTCGTCTACGATCTCGATCTCGGTGACGCTGTCGTCAAATATCTGTTGCCCTTTAACTCCGACTATCATCTTCGTTGTTCGTGTTTCGTATGTCATAATTTTATACCTTCTCAAGTTCGTTGCGGATCTCGGCCAAGATAGCTTGTGTGCGCTCATGCAGTTTCTTTCGCAAGCTCGCTTCGTCCAGTCCAGCCAATGCACCCGACGCATCGTTGACGAGCGCAGCGAGCTTGGCGCTGAAGATCGCGCCGATGCGGATACCGGCTTCGCGCACAACGGCGATCTCGACAAGCTCGCCCCTGTCTTGCTGAAGCCGGACGCGAATGCGTTCGGATTCGAGCAGGGTCTTTTCAAGTCGAGCTTCGTTCAGCGTTGCCGGTGCGGCTTTGCCCGACGCCTGCAAGTATTCGTCGCGCCATTTTGTTGCGGCTTCGATGGACGAAGTCGGGCATCCCATTTTGACCCATTTTGCAACGGCTTGCTTGGAAATTCCCCATGCATTCCCGATGGCTTCGTGGCTTATTTTGACAACCTTAGTTTTTTGGTTCATGCACAAGAGAGCAAAGAGAGTATGTTAACC